GTCAGCGCCACGCCGGCGGCGGCGGCGACGCGGGCCTCGGCGGCGTCGATCAGGATCGTGAGGACGGTGTCCTCCGACGCGTCCGGCACGCGCAGGAACGCCCTGGCCTCGGCCAGGGTGAGGGATTGGGGCATGGGGGATTTTCCTGGAGAGTCGGCGCTTGCCCCCACCTGACCTGCTGCGCAGGTCTGTCCGCCCCCAAGAGGGTGGCGGAGAGATCTCTCCTCCCCCTTTTGGGGGAGGGGGACCGCCGAATGGCGGTGGAGGGGCAAGCGCCGGAGGTTGACTAGCTCGCCGCGAACTTCAGCAGCTTGATCGCATCGAAGTTCTGCACGCCCCCACCCACGCGCTTGGTGGTGTAGAAGAGCACGTGCGGCTTGGCCGAGTACGGGTCGCGCAGCACGCGGACGCCGGCGCGGTCGACGATCAGGTAGCCCTTCTCGAAGTCGCCGAACGCGATGGAGCAGGCGTTGGCCGCCACGTCGGGCATGGCCTCGATCTCGGTGACGGGGAAGCCCAGCAGGCTCGCCGACTGGCCCGGCTGCAGGGCCGCGTTCCAGATGTAGTTGCCCTGCGCGTCCTTGAACTTGCGCACCGCGCTGACCGTGCGGCGGTTCATCACAAAGCGGCCGTTCTGGCGGTACTGGGTCTTGGCCGCGTAGATCAGGTCGATCAGCTTGTCGGTCGGGTTGCTACCCGGCCAGGCGCCGGCGACGCCGGTGGCCAGGTAGCCGACCTGACCCCACGTGTAGGAGGCGTCCGGCGCGGCGGTGTAGGCCAGCAGGCCCTTGGGCTTGTTCACCCCGTCGCCGGTCACGAAGGCCGTGGTCTCCTGGGCGGCGAAGGCGTCCTGCACCTCCTCGGCCAGCCACTCGTCGATGCTGACATAGGCGTCGTCCAGCAGGGCCTGGGTCGCGGCCGGGCTGGCGTAGAGCTCGCCGGCCGGGAAGTCGATCACATCAAGCGTGGGCGCCGTGGTCTCGGGACGCGCGGCGGTCTCGGCCACCCAGGCGGCGGCCAGGCCCGTCGGCGAGACCGGCTTGCGGAACGTGCCGGCGCCGATGGTGCGGACCTGGCAGATTTCCCGCATCGGGCTGGTGGCGGCCAGGCGACGCAGGATCAGCCGTTCCAGCTCCGGCGGGGCGACATAACCGCCGGCGGTGGCCACGCCTTCGGAGAGGCCCTTGGCTTCCAGGAGGGCGGCCGGCGTCTCGCCGGTCTTCACGTAGCGATCGAAGGCGGCCTTGCGTTCGTCGACCATCGCGACCGGCGTCTCGCCACCGAGCGTCGGCCGGCGGAGATCGCTCATGATGCGGTCCAGGCGGTCCTGCGCGCGCGACATGGCCTCGTCGATGCGGCCGACCTTCTCCTCCAGCAGGACGTCGGCCCGCTTGGTCTCGATCGCCGACAGCCGCGCGTCATTGGCGGCCTTGAAGCTCTCGAACGCCGTCAGGACGTCAGCCAGCGCCGCGCGGGCCTCGGGCGAGGCCGCGTGTTTGGTTTCCTTCATGGGGATCTCCGGGGTTTGACTAAGAATCTGCTCCCCCGCTGGGGGAGCTGTCGGCGGAGCCGACTGAGGGGGCAGAGCCGGCCTAGGCCGAGCTGCCCCCTCCGGCCCTCTGGGCCACCTCCCCCAGCGGGGGAGGAGAGGGTTCAGCTGACCGTCAGCCGCGCTGACGGCAGCATCGGAAAGGTCACGATCGACACCTCCCAAAGCTCGACGCGGCTAAGCACGCGCAGGCGGCCCTGGGTGCGGGCCTTCACCTGGCGGAAGCCGATGGAGAGCCCATCCAGGGCGCCGGCCTCGACCAGGGCCGCGACCAGCCGCCCACGCGGCGTAGTCCGCAGGATCCGGCCGCGGACGAACAGGCCCTTGCCGTCCTCGACGACCTCGTCCCAGACGCCGACCGGCTCGGCCTCGTCGTGCTGGTGCAGCATGACGACCGGCGCGCCGTCGGCCAGGCTGTCGGCGAAGGCGCCCGCGGCGGTGACGTCGTCGTTGAGGTCGCGGGTCCAGAACAGCGAGGCGTAGCCTTCGATCTTCAGCTCATCAGTCATGCGCGCGCTCCAGTCGGGCTTCGATGCGGGCCAGGCTCTGGCGGGTCGCATCGGCCTGCTCCTCCAGCCGCGCCAGGCGCTCGGCCACCGGGGCCTGGACGTCGATGCGGCGCTGCATGTCGTCGATCCGGGCCGAGGCGCGGCCGGCCCACATCAGGGCGGCGGCGGCCTGCAGGAAGACGGTGACCACCAGGCCCAGCGAGATCTGGCGGTCGAACCGCCAGCGCCCAATGGGGCTTCTTTCCCGCGCGCTCAATGTTCCAGCCCCGCCAGGCGCCGGCGCTCGGCGTCCGTCAGGAAGGTCGCGGTCTGCAGCCGGCTCCACAGCGCGTCGCGCTCGGCCGACAGGGCCGGGACGGCGTCGAGGTCCGGGGCGATCTTCGCGCCCGGGAACTTGACGGCCAGCCAGCCGGTCAGGGCCCGCGCGGCGCGCTCGGCCAGCGGCACGACCGTCCCGCGCCAGAAGGCGGCGTTGGCCTCGCGATAGTTGGCGTAGGTGTTGTCGCCGGGAATGCCCAGCAGCTGCGGCGGGACCCCGAACGCCAGGGCGATCTCGCGGGCGGCGGCGTGCTTGCCCTGCGTGAAGTCCATCTCGGCCGGCGTCAGCGACATGGCCCGCCAATCGAGGCCGCCTTCCAGCAGCAGCGGCCGGCCGGCATTGGCCGTGCCCGAGTGCGCCGAGGCCAGCTCGGTCTTCAGCCGGTCGAACTGCTCGTCGGTCAGCCGGTCGCCGGCGTCCCTGGACGAGTACACCAGCGCCCCGGACGGCCGCGCCGAGTTGTCCAGCAGCGCCTTGTTCCAGGCGCTGGAGGCGTTGTGCACGTCGATCGCGAAGGCGGCCGCCTCGAGCGGCGAGAAGCCGTAGTGGTCGCTCGTCGGGTTGAACAGCTTCAGATGCAGCACCGGCAGCCAGCCGTCGGCGTCGCGGGCGATCCGCACCGTGCGGCCGGCGGCCTGGTAGTCGTAGGCCAGCGGCCAGCCGCGCGGGCCGGGCACCAGGGTCATCCGGTCTGGGCGCAGGGCGTAGAGCTCGGTCGGCGCGTCGGCGCCGGCGGCTTCGAGGTAGGCGTTGCCGGCCACCTGCAGGCTGCCAAAGAACGCCTCCATCAGGTCGGGCCCGCCCTGCTCGGGGTTGGGGCGATCGAGGAGCTTTTTCAGCGGATGATCGTCGGCGCGCCTGCCATCGACGAACACGACCAGCGGCGTGGCGGCGGCGGCCTCGGCGATCAGGCGGGTGCAGCGATAGGCGACGGGGTTCCTGGCGAACCCTTCGGCCGCGAGCGCGCCGTAATCGCGCGGCGTCCACTGCGGGCGGCCGCCGGTGGTGAGGGCGATCAGGCGCGCGGCGCGGGAGTCTTTGCGCTCCGGCGGGCGGGGTTTGAAGAGGGGCATGGATGCTCCCGAAAGGATTGAGAACAAATAGAGAACAATGTAGGATGGCGCCAACGACAGAGAGCAACCTCTCCTCCCCCCCTTTGGGGGAGAGGGACCGGCGGAACGCCGGTGGAGGGGCCAGCGCCGGAGGGACTCAGGATGGAAACGACACGCGAGACCGTGCTCAACGCCCGCCGGCTGCGCCGACAGATGTCGCCGCCCGAGGCGAGATTATGGATCGCCCTGCGAGGCGGTAAGCTCGACGGTCTGAAGTTCCGACGTCAGCACCCCATCGGCCGATGCGTGCTGGACTTCTACTGCCCGGCTGTACGCTTGGCGGTCGAGGTCGATGGTTATGAGCACTATGCCGATGACGGTCCCGAGCGAGATGTCGCGCGCGATCGTTGGCTGCTGATGCAGGGTATTCGGACGCTGAGGATCCCCGCGCAGGAGGTGATGGTTTCGGTGGACGCGACACTCGGAACGATCCGCGCGTTCATCGCGGAAAGCCGGCGAAGGTCCCCTCCACCGCCGTTCGGCGGTCCCCCTCCCCCAAAGGGGGAGGAGAGAGTTCTTCCTCCGCCCCGTTTGGGGGCGGACAGACCTCGCGAAGCGGGGTCAGGTGGGGGCCGGTGCTGAGTCAGATCGCCCGCAATCTCGGCGTCCGCCCAGGCCCCAGCATCAACTCGCTCACCGCCCAGACCAGCGCGTCCGCCCGGTCCGGGCTGTGCTCGAGATCCCCGGACCCCAGCGCCATCAACTCCTCCTCCAGCGCCGGAAACGCGCCGCAGTGCGCTACGCGGCCCTGCTCGTACAAGGCCGCCACCGGCTCCGCCCGCGCGCGCTTGCCCACCGACGCCCGCACCAGCTTGATCCGGCAAGGCGGGTCCGCTTGCGCCAGGACCGAGCGCACCATGTCCCCGCCCTGGTTGGCCTCGGCCACCAACGCGTCGGCCTTCCA